TATGAAGAAATACTTTATTATAGTGTAAATAAATAACTTAACTACTGACCAACCTTATCATTAATCAAACATAAAACACAAAAAAACAGATTGACAACAGATTTCCCATAACTTAACATGAATAAAACTATGGAGAAACAACATGAGCAAATTAAATAAAATAGAGGGATATTGTTTAGAAGTCTTGAAGAAATCTGAGATGTTTTTTAGTGATCCAAAAAATGATGATTACATAGATGTAAATACACACCATGAGAGATTAGAAATGGCAAAAGATATCCTTAAAATCATTAAAGTACAAAAATTAAACTATTTGAAAAACAAAAAATGTCGTAGCTGCCGTACTAAATGTAAATTTATAGGAATGAACTTTTATGGTAGAGGTTATGACCAAGATGGAAATGATATTGATGAGCTTTTAGTAGCCTACTTACAAGATTAAATCAATAAAAAACAGGAGAAAAGAGATGATGAGTGAAAAAATATATTGGTCAAGTGATGAATACACAAAAAAGTATACACGATATGGAGTTAGCGACATTTTAATCGATAGTAAAATACATGTACCTAAATATGTTGATATAAAAGATGTCAATGGAGATGTGGTAGCTAGTGTTGAAGTTTATTTTATAGAGGAGGAAGATGATGAATGACTTAGAACAAGAGTTTATTGATAAGGCAGACCGAGAAGAAAATCAGGCATTAATTCGATTGACCAGGAAGCTCAAGAATAGTCAAAACTTATTAAAAGCCATTGATGACTATATCCACAAAGACAACAACAACATAAACCAAGATACTAGACTCGCATTGATTAACATTAAGTCTGATCTCAAATGCGATATTCATGGTTTAAAAGAATTAATAGCAAAAATATAGGAGAAAGTAATGGAAAAGCAAAGCCAAGCACAAATGATATTTAATAAACTATTACAGGGTAAAGAGTTAACAGTTTTAGATATGTCGCAAAGACCAATCTCTACCATGTATGGAGCTAGGAGAATATTAGATTTGAAAGAATCAGGTGTTCCGATCCAAGATGAATGGGTAGAGTTACCAAACAGCAAGAAAGTTAAGAAATACTTTTTAGCTAAAAGGGATATTAAAAGAATTAAAAGGAATTTAAATGGCAAAAAAACCAAACAAAGAAACTAGAGAACATTATAAAAAATTAATTGAGTTTGGTTGTGTGGTTTGTAAAAGAGAATATGGTGTATATTCCACCCCTTGCATACATCATATTACTGGGGCAGGTATGGGTAAAAAAAGTATTCATGCCTTGCCTTTGTGTTACGAACATCATCAAGGATCTCAAGGAATACATCATTTAGGGAACAAAGTTTGGGAAGAAAAATATGGTAGTCAAGAAGAACTACTACAATATATAAAGGAGCAAATATGATAGAAATAGAAGATAACATAAAAATTAAAGGTCGAAGTAAATATTCTGATTATTTTGATATACTATACAAGATGAAGTCAGGTCAAAGTTTTTTGGTAGATAGTTATTACATAGTAGATGCAGTCAGACATAAAGCATGGGAGAAAAAAATACCATTGTCTTTTAGAACTATAAAAGAAACTGGAGAGCCAGTACAATATCGTATTTGGAGAAAATAATGAAACTAGATTTACTTACCATTCTATTACCAAAATCATTAGACATGGGCAGTATTGGTAGTGGCAAGTCGCATGACTCTATAACACCACAAGAAATATCTACTATACTATCCTATGCTGATCTTGTTAAAACCGAGCTTAATATTTTAATGGGAAAGTATTTAGAAGATGAATCAGCAACACGAGAACTAATTAAATATGTTGAATCTTGTATCGAAATCGAGGACAAAAAACTTGTCAAAAAAATATCTCATACAGCAGTTACAGAACTATTTACCGATACTACTTGTTTTTTTTGCAATGGAACAGGACAGCTAGTGTTCCAAGATAGTGTAGATAAGTGTCCTCATTGTCATAATGGTATCTTCGTTTGGTCAGATGCTTCAAGATCAGCTATTATGGGATTAAAAAAAGGAGTGTATATGAAAATTAAGAAAGATTATAGAGAGTTAATAAATCATTTAATAGATGTAGAACATTCTGCATTAGAAAAACTGGGGGATTCATGAAAAAAAAACTAATAACCGAGTGGTTAGAAATGCCTGAATACGACAATGTTAAACAGGATAAACCTGAAATCGAAGCGACTTTTAGATTTAAAACACAAGAAGATTATGACAAGTTCCATTATCTGATAAAAAAACACTTATACAACAACGAAAAAGTGTTCGATGGTATGCAAAGAAAAGATAAAAAAAGCACATGGTTCCCACTAAAAGAAAAAGCTAAAAAATATAAATATATCGGAAACGGCAATCCTAAATTTCCTATATACATCGTTAGCAAAGGTAGGTGGCATAGAAATCCAACAAGTAAAATTTTATTAAATATGAATGTGCCATTTAAAATGATAGTTGAGGAAAATGAATACGATAACTATTTGGCGATTGTACCGAAAGAAAATTTATTAATTCTGCCTGTTAAATATAAAAAAGAATACGATCAATTTTGGAAATACGAAGATTACAAAACAGGATCAGGTCCAGCAAGAAATTATGCTTGGGATCATGCAGTAAAAAGTGGACATGATTATCATTGGTGCTTAGATGACAATATAGAAAGTTTTGAAATATATAATAAAAATTTAAAAATTAAATGCAATTCTGGTAGTTTTTTTAGAGTAATAGAAAACTTTGCATTACGATATAAGAATCTTGCTATCTGCGGACCTAATTATGCTATCTTTTGTCCTCAAAGCGAGGGCAGACCACCATATAAATTAAACACAAGAGTTTACAGTTGTTTATTGATTAAAAATAACATCTCTTTCAGGTGGAGAGGAAGATACAACGAAGATACTGATTTATGTATTAGGGTTCTAAAAGCTGGTTATTGCACAATCCTTTTTAATGCTTTTCTACAAGGCAAAAGAGCCACAGGAACAGTCAAAGGTGGTAATACTGATGAAATATACAACAAAGGATATGATGATAAGAGCAAAATGATAGTTGATATGCACCCTGATATATGCAAATTATCAAATAAATTCAGGAAAATACATCATCATTGTAATTACGAAAAATTCGAAAATAAGTTAATAAGAAAAGATAATTTCAATTATGAAAATAAAACAAACAATTACGATTTAGTATTAGAAAAAAATGATAATTAGTTCGAGATACATTAATGCAGGTGATTCATGAGTAGAACAAACAAAACCAAGAGAGAATTTTTAAGAGAGAATGAGATTACAGGTATGTTTACTAGAGATCAGATAAAACTTTTAGAAAGACATGATACAGAAGATGATCCTTATAGCAGTAGTAATTTTCCTTGGGGTTGTTCTGATGCTCTAAAATTATTTCTTGTAGAAAAAGGAGATCCTTATATAGAAGTAAAAAATATTATAGCTAAAGAAAGAAGAAAAGAATATGCTGCTAGAACATTCGACAAGGTAGTTAGAGAATTAAACACTATAACTACTATGTCTGATTTAAAAAACTGGGGAAATACTTTTGCTAAAGAATATGTTAGAGATATACCTGAATTTAGAGATGAGCTTAAAGAAGAATATAAGAGAAAACTTAGTGAATTAGACAATACATGAAAAAGAATTACTATTGTTATAGAGCCACAGTTGTATTTAGTGGGTGTACCCAAGCAACAGATGAAAAAGATGCGATAAGAAAAGTAGTCGCTGAGTCTGAAAGATTACCTGAAACAGTTTCTTTTAAAGAGTCTGAAGTCAAGGTCAGAAAGTTACAGAAAAAACCTGAAAAAGGGTTATATCACGATTCTAAGTACGATTGGTAAGAAATCGACCTCCATATATACCCCAAAAATCCATTTTTATGGGTGTCCATAGGCAACCAGTCATGCCTAATTTACTAATCTTTTTTCAGTATCTATTTGCTCGTTAGAATCAATTTTATCTGACTCCTCTTTCATTTCTGCATATCCTTTCATCTTTGGAGCAAAGTTAGGGATAGTTTGCATTAAAGTATTCAATTCAGCAATAAGTTCATCATCAGATTTCTGATTGGTGTTATCTACATTTAGATTAATAGTTTGTTGAGAGAAGTTCCCAAGCTCCAAAATTAACTTAGCTGTATTCAATCTGACAGCATCTTGTTCTGATCTTAGTAGATCCTGTAATACTGATATAGCCATACCTGAAGTTGAGGTAATTCTTTCCTCATTCTTT